CCTCCTCAGCCAATATAAAGAATCACCCCCAATGATGACCCGGTTAATGCAAACTAAATCGGCCAGAGGTGTACCGGTTTGCATGAGAGTCTTATAAGCTTTGGGTAGTGGGTTCAATTCCCACCTGGCCGACCATTTTAAATGCATATCCACCTGGAGCAAAATGCGCCAAAACAAAACACACCAAGACATGATTACTTTTGCAATGAAAAAACTCCAATGGAATCAGAAAAAGGTTATGAGTTGGTATAAACTCGAAAACCCACATCTTGGTGGCGCGAGGCCCGAAGAACTGGTTAATCGTGGAGAATCCGAACAAGTTATAGCCTTTCTTGAGCGCCGAGAGCAAGAGAGGAAAAACGAACAATCGAAAGAACCGTTAAATGTAACAAGAGGTAAGGTAAAAAAATGAAAGCGACATTGTCATTTGAATTACCAGAAGAACGCGAGGAATTCGAAGCGGCAACAAAGGGATCGGCTTATAAGGCAACTTTAACTGACCTAGACAATTACCTAAGATCCAGACTCAAGTACGAAGATTTACCGGAGGATGTTCACGATGCTATCCAAAAAACCAGAGACAAGCTTACTTCATTATGTGAAGAGAACGGCACCCCTATTTATTTTTAGTACTTTGATTGCATGTGGGCAGCTTAATCTTGAAGAAGTAGAGAGAGAAATTGACCCCAGATTTCAAGCGTATGTTTTGGATTTTGAAATGAGAACCGGAATCGACAACAAAGTAGCAATCACATTCCAACAAATAGAACAGGAAGACGTGATCGCCATTTGCTACGACTACAAGAACCTAAGAAAAAACTATATCATCGTTGACCCTGAGATGTTCGAAACCCTGTCCGATTCAGAAAAAGAAGAGACAATCTACCATGAATTGGGTCATTGCATGATGAATAAAAAGCATGACGAGACAGTCTACAAAAGAACACAATACCCACAATTACCAGTAGCTTCTTTGTACAAAAGCATCATGTATCCCTACGTTTTCGGAACCTTCTACTCCAGATATAAAAACTATTACGTTAATGAATTAGTAGACGAAAAAACAGAATTAGAATCTTTTTTCCCGTGAAAAAAAAAGACAAGAAAGTGTTGACTCTAAAAACAGTTAATGGCTAATATGAAATTAGGAGATCAAATATGAGAAAGAACAATTCCAATGAACTTTTGAAACAATTCTTGAAGCGATATCTTGGCGGTGTAAGTTATGAGAGCAATCGCACACAATATCGCGGGTCCGTAACAGTCGAAGGAATCCGTTTTAAAACTCGATACTATCGAACAAAACGTGGGGCACAATTGGCCCTCACGAAGCTTAAAAAAGATATTTTCAATAACACTCTAAAATCAGCTTAAAAAGACATCTAAAACACCCAACCTCGGTGGGGACCCTTTCCATTCCCACCCCTCCATGGGGAGACTACGACTTCCTCTCCTTTATCGTAGTCTCCCTTTTCAATTTTAAAAAATCATATGTTTGAAATAAACAAAATATACAGGAACAAAAATTGTTTGGATATTGTGTTTCAAGTTCAGACGCTTAAAACGGAAAGATCCGAACACTCAGACTCACCAACATATGTCATGTACGGTAGATGGCTAAATAAGCATTACGATCTAATGTTTATTTGTGACGAGACAATAAAGATACCAACTGATAAGCTAAAAGACTGGACACTCTACAAGGATAAAATCGATGGATAGCTCACAATCTAACAAACTACTAAGCGACATTGTTTCCTTTCGTACTTACGCTAAGTATCTTCCACATTTAGGTAGAAGAGAATCTTTAGAAGAAACTATTAACAGAAACATGCTGATGCATTTGGACAGGTTCCCAAAACTATCCAAAGACATTGTAAAAGCATATCAAAGAGTACACTCACTAGAAGTCATGCCATCCATGCGTTCTCTCCAATTTGGAGGAGAAGCTATTTTAAAGAACAATATTCGTTTGTTCAATTGTTCTTTCTTACACATGGACGATGTGAAGAGTTTCGGCGAGATTCTATACTTGCTTCTTTCTGGAACTGGAGTTGGGTACTCTATTCAAAAAAGACACATTTCCAAACTCCCAAAAGTACAACAACCTAGAGATGAATTTGAATATCTTATCGACGATTCAATCGAAGGGTGGGCACTGGCTTTGGATGTTTTGATGGAGTCCTTTTTCCATAGACGCCCAAAACCTAAATTCAACTTCTCTTCCATTCGCCCTCGAGGATCATTGCTTGTAACATCTGGAGCCAAGGCTCCTGGACCTGAACCACTAAAGAAAATGCTTTCTGAGGTGGAAAATAAATTAAGATTGGCAACTGGCAATTACTTAAAAGACATTGAAATCCATGACATCAATTGCATTATTAGCGATTGTGTTTTAGCAGGGGGTATTCGTCGAGCAGCTATGATTTCATTGTTCGATAGAGACAGCGAGGACATGCTTAAGTCAAAGCATGGGTCTTGGTGGGAGAAGCACCCTTATCGTGCAAGAGCAAACAATTCAGCTGTATTACCTAGACAAGAAGTTACAAAGGAAGAATTCAATCACATCTACAACATGTGCATTGAATCTAATTCTGGTGAGCCCGGTATTTTTTGGACCAATGACCTGGACCTTGGCACAAATCCGTGTTGCGAAATCTCCTTGAACAGTAATCAATTTTGTAATCTAACTACTATCAACCAAACTGGTGTTAAGGATAAGAGAGATTTTTTAAACAGGGTTTATGCTGCAACTCTTATTGGAACCATGCAAGCAACTTACACCGACTTCCCTTATATTCGATCAAGTTGGAAAAACGTAACAGAAAGAGAGGCTTTGCTTGGTGTCTCCTTCACTGGTATTGCTGATGCTTATGAATCAATTAAACCAGAGTGGCTCGCAGAAGGTGCAACTCTAGCTAAAGAAGTTAATGAAAAATACTCAAAAAAACTAGGGATCAACCCAGCAGCTAGAATCACCGCGATTAAACCAGAAGGCACAGCAAGCACCGTGTTGGGGAGTAGTTCGGGAATCCATGCTCGTCACTCGGAATTCTATTTAAGAAGAATCAGGATGAATAAGGATGATGTACTAACGAGATACCTACAATCAGCCATCCCAGAATTAGTGGAAGATGATCTCTTCTCTCCTTCTGGGGTTGTTGTAACATTGCCTCAAAAATCACCAGAAAATTCTATCACTAGGGAAAAAGAAACAGCCTTAAGTCTTTTAGATCGAACTTTATTTTACCATAAAAACTGGATTCAACCAGGGCATATCTCAGGTAAAAACACACACAACGTAAGTGTAACGATCTCTTATAGACCAGAAGAAATTCTTGACCTTCGTGAAAGAATGTGGGAAGCTAGACATAGCTACACAGGGATCAGCATCCTACCCTACGACAACTCTTCTTACAAACAAATGCCATTCGAAGAGTGTGATGAAAAAACATACTCACAAATGAGTGGACTAGTTAAAGAAATTGATTTACGTATGGTTAAAGAAGAAGAAGATAACACCTCTAGGATAGAGGCATTGGCTTGTGCTGGTGGTGTCTGTAGTATTTTATAAGGAGAATATTATGTCTAAGACCGAACGATACAAAGCACTTTACGGAAATTCGAGTGATAACGAGGGAATCACAATCACACAGGAGGGAAAGGCAGTTGTACCATCCTGGCTAGCCCTACTTCTTATCCACAATTCCGGTCTGAGATCTGGTAAAAAAAGACTAGTGAAGAAACGCCTCAAGCGTGAATTAATGAAAGTTATTTCAGCCGAGCTAGAAAAGCAGGAATAACTCGTGGGGTTTGGGAATTATGGGTGGTTAGAAGATGACTACGACGATTCAGAAATAATCACCCATATCCTAAATGAAGAATGCAAGCATAACTGGAAAGAATACACCGGGTTTACAGAACATTATTGGTTTTGTTTGAGATGCGACACAAAAATAGAGGAGAATCCAAATAATGATAATAATTCTAGAAACCATTGGTGGGAAAAAAATTAGAATAAACTCTGACAAAATCTGCAAATACAGCACCGACACAGCTTATTGTACCACGGAACATGGAGACACGATTGTCTCGGCAACAGAACTTATTATAGATAATTGCAACATCCTCTTCGTAAAAGAATCCCCAGAAGAAATAGACGATATCCTAAGAGTTAATTGTGTAACTGTTTATGAGCGAAAATGAAAATAACATTATCGAACTACACAAACATTACACCAACGGTTAAATCCGTTTGTCTCAATAACTCTTCAAAACCACACAAAGAGATGGTTTCATTAATTGCCGTTGCATCATACGCTCCGGTTATCGTTGCTTGTTATTACTACATAGACCACCTCGGCTACACACCCCCAGAGATACAAGAACAGATAGATTCTCTAATGAAGTTCTACAAGTACGAAGAGATCATCAAGTGATAATATCCGAGTCCTTCAGGTATTGTTCGAATGGTGAGTTATGTGTTACCCTAGTGCTAGATAGTGGCTGCTTAGTAATAATACACCATCGATTTTTAAATGAAGTGGAAAAGGCTAAGTTAGAAGACTATTTCATTAGGAAAAGCCTAAGCGAAATAACCAAAAAGGAGATAATGTGAATCACTATTTTTTTGATGGTAAAACTGTAACCATGGCTGAATGTATTCCTACTATTAAAGAAGATGAACAGACACAAACAACTTCAAAAAATAAGAACAATTTAAATAACCAGATAGATCACCCTTCTCATTATAATCAAGGTAGAATAGAGGTTATCGATGCGATTGAAGATTGGAAGCTAGGATTTAATTTAGGCAATGTAGTTAAGTACATAGCTAGAGCTGGAAAAAAAGACCAGAATAAAAGATTAGTTGATCTTAAAAAGGCACTTTGGTATTTAGAAAGAGAAATTTCAAATGAAGAAAAACAAAGTAAAAAAACCTAAAACAAATTTCTCTGCAAGTAAAAGATCACATGGGCTAGTCCTCGAGTCATATGGAGCTATCACTTGTGAGTGTGACCAAATGACAACATTCGCACGTTCTATCCCAGAGATAAAGAAATTGGCTAAATGGCTTCTAGACGTTGCTGAACATCTGGAAGCAGAAAAGGATAAGCAATGAGAAAGTTTATAATTATTTCAGCAATCATCGTAGCCATCGCCACGCTTTCTGGGTGCGTTACTCTGAGATTTGGTAATCCAGACCGTGAACATCCAATGTCAATTAGGGAAAGGATCTAATTAAAAATCATGGAGAATCCACACACCATCGACATGGCCTGGGGATCTCCAGCTTTTTTGGAAGATTACTGGAAGAACATTCATATCAAGACTGACCATATCCACAGAACGAACAATTATGAATTTGGATCTAGACTTGAACTGAGAAGGTTAATAAAAAAACTACACAAAAAAGCCAACAACGCCAACCTTACTAGGAAACACATCGTGGTGGGCGCTGGAGCTTCTCAAATTATTTTTGGTTTGATGTCTGTTCTGCGCGAACTAGACCCAACATGTGTAAAGGCTTCAGCACCACCTCCTCACTTCTCGAGATTCCCAATCTTGGCTGATTATGCTAAACTACAATGGGTTAAAAGTGCAGATACCCCAGACACTATAAAAATAATAACAACACCTAATAACCCAGACAGTGTTCTTTGGGATCAGAAGGACCAGTGTCATATCCTAGACCTTTGCTACAATTGGCCCCACTACAACAAAGCCATCACTCATAATCAT